GGAACACCTACTGAAACTTTCAGCTAAGAGTTAGGAAATCGGGAGCATGAAAACAGGAATAACGGTTACATACTTTTCAGGGGAATCGGAATCGTTCACGGCTTCGACACCGGAATTCGTAAAATGGGAAAGAAAAACAGGCTTGAAGGTTACACAGCTCGGCGAAAATGTCGGATTGGACGATCTTCTTTTCTTGGCATATAACGCAAAGAAAAGAGAGCTTGCCGGACAGCCTATTAAACCTTACGAGATTTGGTGCGATACCGTGGACGATATTCGATCCGAGGAAGTAGATGTCCCAAAAGTTACGCCGTCGGAAGCTTAAATCGCGTATTGGTTGAACTGGCAATTGCAACAGGGATTCCGATGAAAGAGTGGGAGACGGCGGAGCAGATTTACACGGCAATCGAGATTTTGGAGAAGCGAAATGGCAACAAAGGCAGGTAGAGGCACATTTGCCATTACTGTGGATCCTGTTGAATTTCGCAATCTTATCGGCTTGCTTAACACTTTAGACAAAGAAGCACAGCAAGAAATCCGAGACGGAGCTTTCCCTTTGTCTCAAAGACTTGCCGGACAACTCACGATGTTTAGCCAATCCGCTCCGGCTCCACAAACAAAGCTTGTCGCACAGACAATTACCGCTAAACGCGATCGATTGATTCGCGTTGATATTGGTGGATCCAAAAAAGTTGGTCGCAAATATGGCGGCGAGCAATCAAAGTCAGGCAAAGGCGCAAAAGTTAGGCAGCAAGCCGCGCCAGCTGGCGCACTACTTTGGGGAACAGAATTTGGATCTCACAAAGGCGTGGACTCACTAGGTCGCCCGTACACAGACAGATTCAAAGCTCCATCCAACAAACGCGGCTACTGGATCACTCCGGCGGTCGATTATTATGTGCCAATCGTGGCGCGTGAATATGCGGAGATGGTTCAAACCGTTGTAAAGAAATTGGGGCTTGACTAATGGCTGGCATTCCAAAAGTAAAAATTACCTTTGACGCGGACTTTGACGAACTCAAGCGCGGAGTCAAAGGCGCAGAGCAAGAAGTTCAAGGCTTTGGCGACAAGATGGGCAAATTCGGAAAGATGGCTGGCGCGGCATTTGCCATTGCCGGAGCAGCTGCCCTTGCCTATGCTGGCGTACTTCTCAAGCAAGGCGTTGAATCTGCCATTGCAGATGAACAAGCTCAAGCAAAGCTTGCGACTACATTACAAAATGTTACTGGCGCGACAGATGCTCAAATTGCCGCCGTCGAAAGCCAAATTCTTAAAACTTCACTTCTTACTGGACTTACAGACGATCAACTTCGCCCGAGCTTTGAAAGACTTGTCAGAGCCACAAAAGATTCAGACGCAGCTCTTAAACTTCAATCTGTAGCCGTCGATGTAGCAGCTGGATCCGGAAAATCTCTTGAAGCGGTTACGAATGCAATGGCTAAGGCAGCTGAAGGCAACACAGCTTCTCTTGCAAAGTTAGGCATTGGACTTACATCCGCACAGCTTAAGACAATGGACATGGATGCCATCACAAAGCAATTGGCAACCACATTTGGCGGACAAGCTGCCGTTCAGGCTGATACCTTCGCCGGAAAGATGGCTCGTCTCAAGGTTGCATTCGATGAAGGCAAAGAGACAATTGGATCCTTTGTCCTAGACGCAATCACTCCAATGATTGACACAGTTGTCAATACGGTTATTCCAGCCGTCTCTGGATTTATCGATTCCGTGGGTGGAAAAGAAGGCTTGACTAACGCTTTTAAGAATTACATCGATCTCATCAAGAATATCTTTCAACCGGTACTTGAAGGCTTCAAATTTGCATTTGATCAAATTAAGAAAGCCGTCATTGGCAACAAAGACGAATTTGAAGCACTTTTCAAATTCTTAAAAGACTTTGTTGCACCATTGCTTGGCGGAGTCCTTAAGCTTGCTATTCAAGGAATCGGTATCGCTCTTGGAGTAGTCATTAATATCGTTGGTGCTTTAATTTCGGGATTTGAAAAGATGGCTTCCGTAATTGAATCAGTTGTATCCGGAATACAAGCTCTCATCAATTTGGTAAGAAACAATCCAGCCGTACGCGGAATTGGCAATTTAATTGATTCGGCTTTCGGTGGTTTCCGAGCAGCTGGCGGATCCGTCTCGGCAGGAACTCCCTATGTCGTAGGTGAGCGCGGAGCAGAGCTGTTTGTGCCTAGTTCAAGCGGCACAATCGTGCCGAATGGCGGCATGGGATCAACAATCAATGTCACCGTAAATGGAGCAATTGACGCTGAAGGCACGGCTCGCACAATCGTCGATGTCCTCAACCGTTCAAATGCGCGTGGAACTTTGGGCGCGAACAGGTTCGCTTTCGTATGACGCTTTGGACACCGATTTGGAGTATCGACATCGATGGTGTTGAATATAAAAATGTAGCTCTTGCAAATCTAAATATTGGCTCGGGTCGCACCGATATTTACAGTCAAGCCATTGCCGGATATTGCAATTTAACTCTTATCAATACAGATGATTCGGCTATTGTGGCAGAAATCAATTCAGCCGTCACCGTCTATGTAAACAATTCCGCTGGAAGTCCGGTGGCTATTTTTGGCGGATCCATCACAGATCTCATTGTAGGCGTTCAATCCGGTGGCTCTATAGGAGTGACTCAAACAATCTCCATCGTAGCTTTAGGAGCCCTTTCAAGGCTTCCAAAGGTGCTCACAACCGGAGTCCTATCCAAAGACTTAGACGGCGTACAAATTGAGACAATTCTTTCACAAGCTCTTTTCGGCACTTGGAATCAAGTTCCAGCGGCTCTTGCTTGGAATGCTGTAGATCCGGCACTTACTTGGAATCAAGCTTACAATAATGGACTTGGCGAGATTGATACTGGCAATTATGATCTAGCAGCACGATCATCAAATGTCACAGATATTTATTCGCTCGTCTCTTCATTGGCTACATCTGGACTCGGTTACCTTTACGAAAACTCTGCGGGACAAATCAGCTATGCAGACAGCACACACCGGACTCAATACCTAGCCGCAAATGGATATGTGGATCTTTCGGCAAATGACGCATTTGCCAGCGGATTACAGACAGCCGTTCGCGCTGGCGATGTAAGAAATTATATTACTCTTACATATAAAAACGGTGCTCAAGTCACCAATTCCGATGCAACATCAATTGCTTTGTATGGCACTTTGGCTCAAAACATCACAACAAGCCTTGAGAATGCAGCCGATGCCACATCTCAAGCGGCTTTTTATTTGGAGCTCCGAGCTCTGCCGCAAGCTAATTTTAACCAAATTTCCTTCCCACTTGGATCTCCGGAAATAGACAATTCAGATCGCGACAACCTTTTGTCCGTGTTTATGGGAATGCCTGTAAACATTAACGACTTGCCTCTCAATATGGGCACCAACTTTCAAGGATTCGTCGAAGGCTGGCAATTTTCTGCCGGTATCAATTCCCTAACTGTGTCACTTTATGTCACTCCGGTGGCGTACTCATTGCAGGCATTTACTTGGAACGATGTGCCTGTCGTAGAGACTTGGAACACAATTGAACCTACACTTGAGTGGCTGGATGCCACCGTCGTCGCATAAGGAGAAGAAATGGCAACAACAACGCCTAATTATGGGTGGGTCGTACCAACATCGACCGATCTTGTAAAAAATGGAGCAACCGCAATTGAAACGCTTGGTGATTCTGCCGATGCAACAGTTAAAGCTCTCAATCCTGCAACAACACTAGGAGATCTTCAATATCGATCTGCCACGGCAAATACAATGACAAGGCTTGGCATAGGCTCAACTGGAAATGTATTGACAGTAGCTGGCGGAGTTCCAACTTGGGCAGCTCCAGCAAGCGGAGTCACATTTAGCGGTGCAAGAGCATGGGCGAGCGGAACGCAAAGTATCCCAAACGCAACCGCTACAGTTCTCACTTGGAATTCAGAATCCTTTGATACCAACAGTTATCACAGCACTAGCAGCAATACCGGAAGAATGACAGTTCCTACGACTGGATATTATCTACTTACCGGAGTGGTTATTATGAATGTGAACGCAACTGGCTTGCGTGTTTTAGACATTAAGAAAAATGGTTCAACTTCAGTCAGTTACATTGAAGTAGGCGCAACAACTGCTGGCGGTACTGGCACAACATTACAATTTACAACAGTCCTTTACGCGGCTGCAAATGATTATTTTGAAATGACAATGTATCAAAACTCGGGCGGAAACCTTTTGACTTATATCGGCGGCGAACAATATAACTTCTTCTCAATCGTTTCACTAGGAGCATAATCATGCAAACATTCACAAAGCCAACAAATCTCAACGGAGCAGAACTTCGAGTCGAACTTAACAATGCTGGCGTAAAAATCAGCAATGAAATCAGCGCGCTTATTGTCAGCGAAAATCAATTGATCCTTGACATTGCGGACAAAGACCAGGCAAAAGCCGAGACAGTAGTTATAGCCCACAATGGCACGACGGTGGCGGCAGAGCCAACCATCGATGAAAAGCTTGCAAGCGTCGGTCTTTCAATCAATGATCTAAGATCAGCTTTGGGTCTTTCATGAGTTATCCAATCGGATCAGCAGCTCACGCCATTGAAATTGCTTTAGCCGAGCAAGGTACAATTGAAGAGCCCGAAAACATTACAAAATACGGCAAATTTACAAAAGCCGATGGTTTGCCGTGGTGTGGTTCATTCTGCAATTGGGTATT